TTTAAACTGTTTGCTAAAAATCCGTTGCCGCCTGTAATCAGAACTTTCATTACACAATCATCTCAACATCGTTGGCATAATTTGTAAAGCCGTTTTCTTTAACAACTTTAAGTACAGAATTTACTCTGCTTACTAATTCGTCTTTGTGGGAAATTAAGAAAATATTTTTGTTTTGTGTTCTACTCATATCTTTAAGCACAGCCATAGAACTTTCAACACCTGATATATCCATACCAGCATCTACAAGCTCATCTATAAACAGTAAATTAATCTGTTGATACAGACTTTCCCAAACATCTCTGAATGCCCAACTTAAACTTAATATTAGTCTGTTTCTTTCACCTCTACTTAAATTGTCAAAGTCTAATTCTCTGCCTAGCTCTTCGATACGCACACTTAGGTCTGATTGGAAAGTTACTGAGTGCGGAAGTTTTACTTTGCCCAAGAAGTGTGCTAATCTTTGATTCAAGTAGGTTAAGTTTTGTTCAATAATTCTTGTTCTTATAAATGAATCTTTTGCTGTTAGCAGTTTGTATAAAAACTCTTGGTGCCTGTGCAAATCTTCCATCTCGTTGGCCTTTTCAAAACTAACTTCTTGTATTGCAGTTTTTTTAAGTTCTTCGACTTGTTCTGCATAAGGATCATGTTTTGCTTCATTTTGTTCTAGCTGTCTTTTTAGATCCTTTAAGGATCCTTTATGATTATATGCTTCGTCCATGGAGTCATAATATGTGTCTGGAGTATTGCCTAAATCACCTATTTCATCTATGTCGTGTTGTATTTTTGCAAGATTACTTTCTAATTTTTCAACATCTATTTTACCTTCGGATAGTGTTGCTTTAAGTTTGTCTACAAGATGTGTGTGCTTGTCGTCTAGTAATTCTTGCTCACATGTCGGACATTTTTGTTGTGCCGCATATTCTAAATCACCCTCAGTTTTTTCAACTGTGCTTTTTGCTTTAGTAAAAGAATCCTCATGATATGCTTTTTCTTTTTGTAAACTTCTTAATGCAGTTTGCATTTCACTATGTTTTTGCAGACGTTTGTGTGCATCCAGTTCCGCTTTGATATCTACTTTTTCCAGTTCTGTTATTGCTTCTGCAAAACTGTTAGCATCTTGTTCTTTTTGTGTTTGCCATGCACTAGATCTTATTTTTAAACTTTCAATTGATTCTTTAATTTTTTCATTGGATGCAACTCTTGTATCTAGCAATAGTTTTTCTTCAGTTAGTATTTGTTTGGTTGCTTTTTGTTTTTCTTTTAATAAATCTGCTTTAGCTGATAGTAGTGTTATACCAAGTAGCTGTTCGATAATTTCTCTTTGTTCTGCTTGTTTGGTTGATAAAAACGGTTGTGTATAAGTGTTCAATGCAATTATATTTTTAAACATAGCATGAGTCATACCCATCAGTCTGTTTATTTCTAATTGTGTTTCTCTGTTTTCACCCTGTGCTTCATTTGATTCTAAGTTTTGCTCAATGTCATTTGCATAGAATTTAAATATCTGAGGTTTTCTTCCTCTTTCAATAGTGTACTCGATATTGTTCTTTATAAACTTGACACTTGTGATCATGCCCTTTTCGTTAGTTTTGTTAACAAGATTATCTCTTCTAATATTTGTTAGGGCTTCTCCAAAGAACACATATGATAGTGCATTGATAATAGTAGTTTTACCTGTACCGTTCCTAGCACCTGCATCGTCACCACCTAGGTCCATGTTCTCACCAATAACAAGCACTAGGCTTTTGTCGGCGAAGTTAATTGCTTGGACCTGATTGCCCACGCTCATGAAGTTCTTAACTGTTAGTTCTTTAATTGTTAACATCTAAATCATTGTAAATTGCTGTGAGTATATTTTTGTCGTAAGTTTCTGAATCAACACCTTGTAATTGTTTGATAACAATTTGATCCACACTGTCAAACTTTTGCACCTTAACAAGTGGTTGTTGTGCTTGATCAATTTGTTCTGGTATTAGTTGTAGTTCTCTTAAATTGTATTTGTCTATAAAAGTTTCCCTGATAAAGTTTGCCTCTTCATATGATATTTTTACATCAAGTGTAACCCTCACATACATTTTAGGTTTTAAATATTTTTCTGGATCTTCTAATAGCTCACTTATTTTGATAGTGATATATCTTGGCATATCAGGCCAATTAATATATTTAGGTTTTCCACCCATTTCTATAATCATCATGCCTCGATCATCGTCCCAAGCATCTGCGTAATTGTGCGGAAATGCATTACCCATATACGTTACATTTTTCATCTGTTGTCTTTTATGGAAGTGTCCGGAGAACACTTGTTCACAGCCTGCAAAATGATCAGTTTGTATTCCGCCAACATCTGGCATGTCTACCATAGCATTCATTTTAAAGTATGGCAGTTCGAAATGTCCAAACACATATTGTTGTTTCATTTTTTGAATTTTTTTATATTCGTCTCCCACTATCCACGGAATAATTGCAACATCATCTTCAACAATCCATTCATTAACAAGATGTATGTTTGGTATGTTTCTTATAAACTCCATAGAATTAATTTCTCTTTTTTCTCTGTAGAATAAATCGTGATTGCCCATGATAACATAAACCTTCTCAAACGCCGCACCTAGTTTTTCCATGTTAGACACTGTATAGTTCATTGTGGAAACATTGGTTGAAGATCTATGATGATGCCAATCACCTAGGAATATGCAAGTTTCACAGCCTTCTGCTTTGGCTTGCTCTATAAACCATTTTACAAAATCTTCACAGTCGTCGTTGTGTATTCTAGAATTACCCTTCATGCCGAAGTGTATGTCTGTAAAACAAGCAACTTTTTTAAAGAATGCCATTTATACTACCATCTCTTTTTTACAATTGGTTGGTGATTGGTCATGTCAACTTTTTTAGATTTAACTCCTTCGAAGTCTTTTGATTCAATCTTGCCTTTTTTCTTTAATGCTCTATTCAATTTTGCAATACCAGTTTTATTAACCTGCATAACATCACCATGTACAGTCTTCATTCTTTTTATGTGTGCAGGTGATTTTGCATCATTCTCATTTTGTCTAGTAAACGAAGGCATCATGTTATTAACTTCTAACAGGTCGTCTCTGATTGCTTGATTTTTCTTTTCTATGTTTAGTATTCTTGTAAAACTATTTGTAATAGCCGCTGTGTAATATGCAAACGGATTGTCTGATTTTGACTCATCGAATTGCAAACCAATTTGTGATAGTTGCATCAGTGCTTGTGACTGCATCTCATCATTGTATGTGTAACCTCTCCAATTGGATCTTGTTCCATACCGTTCACACAATTTCATATACATCATTGCTAAACTATTGGTCATCTTGCCATGAGTACAACTAAAGTTTCCGTTGTCCATGCCGCCTACCCAATGTGATTTTCCTACGCATTGTGGAGTACCTTTGATATCAAGCCTATAATGTTGAAATGGTGGAAAGTTTACTTTTGTGTGATGATCTGCAACTGTTTTTTTATTCTTTTTTCTTAGGTCATCTAGTGGTACATGATCAAACATCATTACCCTAAACACAAGATCTGTCTTTTCGATCTTCCTAGGCGACAATGTGTAGTCTGAAAGTTTAATCTTTTTAAGTCCTGCCTCTTTGGCTTGTTCCCATGCTACCTGTGTTAATCTCTTTGCTTTGGCTTTTCTAGCCTGTGCCACAGCACTAGCATTTAGTTTCTTTAAACTAGGCACTATTAAATCAAACTGCGAATCATCATCACCGACATATGAGCAGTAGGTATTTTTACTGGCATGTATTTGGGCCAACAAATCTCTGTTATTTAGGTACTTTACTCTTTTCATAATTCTCCAATATTGTTAGTGTAAAAGTGACCACAAACAGGTCTGTTGTTATCGTGCCGTATGGGTAATTAAATGCGCCTATTATTGTGCCTATAAATATAGTTTATAGTATACAAAATTATGAAAAGGAAAGCAACCATTTAGTATGTCAATTAATATACCACAAAAGCCGTCACTAGGTAAAACTATCAAAAACTTAGGATCGGGATTTATCAACAAGACATGGGCACGACTAACGGGTGCTGGATTGGGTGATAATAGTCGTATACAGTCGGCTAAAGCAAAATGGTCTGGCAGAGGATCTACTAGAGATTGGAGGGTTAGATTACAATTACCAGATCAGTCAGCATTCAGACATTTGTTAGAGAACAACGAGATACTAGCACCACTAGAGGAATCAAATGGTGTGTTTTGGCCAATAACACCTGCAGTAATTGTACAGAACTCGGCAAACTATAATGCACTAGCACAAACACACAACAACTATCCTTTTCAAGCATATCAAAATTCACAAGTGGACACGATTAGTATAGTGGGAGAATTTCCAGTGCAAAATGCTGAGGATGCCAAACATTGGATAGCCACAGTAAAATTTTTAAGAACAATGAGCAAAATGGCTTTTGGTGACAGCAAAGAAAAAGGCTCACCACCACCTATTATGCATTTCTCAGGATACGGAGATCATGTTTACAACAAAGTTCCAGTAGTAATAAATCAATTCAGTGTTGAACTAAGACCTGGCATTGATTACATTTCTACAAAACAGCACGAAGTTTTAAGTTTAGGCAGTGGAGGAGTTGAAGGCGAAGATGGTGATAGATTCAATGCAGATGCAGACATGGCGGCCGATGCCTCATGGGCACCAACAATATCAACAATTTCTTGTATGGTAACTCCAGTTTACAGCAGAGATACAATTAAAAACTTTTCATTGAGAAAATTTGCCGATGGATCTCTAGACACAGAAAGAGGAATAGGTTTAGTATAATGGCTGATTATTCAAACACATCACCATATTATGCTACTCCACAAAATAATATCAATCTAGGAATGTTTGTGCCAAGATCAATAACAGCAGAACTAGATGATCAAACATATACCATAGAAAGAACCTATGCGTATAGACCAGATTTGTTAGCATATGATCTTTATGGCACTCCACGACTATGGTGGGTATTCGCACAACGTAACCCAGATCAAATTGAAGATCCGATATATGATTTCAAACCTGGAGTAACAATTCAATTACCTAAGGCGAATAATATTTCTAGTGATTTAGGAGTATAGAATGGGTAAATTTTCAGATTATTATCAACGAGCCAAAACCGATATAACAAAAAGAGCATCTAAAGAAGTTAACAATTTTATTACAAAAAACATTCATGATGTAAAGAATAAGATCGGGGAAAAAGTTAATGACATTACAGGACTGAACTATAATGACTGGGACGGTGTTGATGTAGCATCTTTTGGTGTAGTAAAAGAAGAAGTAACATCGACAGACAATGAATCCGGCTTACACACAAATAGCTTACACAAATTTGCCACCCACAACTATATTCTTACATTAAGCGGTATCTCTGAAGTAGAAATGAAAACTCATGCATTCTTAGATAATCCTGTGCATGATATTATTGCAAGATCTGGAGGTATAGGAAATCCGCAGGTTAGCAATGGCAAATTTAAACAATATAACGATAAACTTAAAAAAGAAGAAGACTTTTATGGATCAGCTGAAGGAAAGAATTTTGGTGTAGGAAATAAAACAACCAACGACACATACGATCCAACTAATTCTGTCAAAATTTTAAATGACGGATTAGACCTGTTTTTAGAGGATCTTAATCTATTAAGCACTGTTGGACCAAACGCAGAGAGAGGACTAGCAAATTTAAATAAATTGAACTTTACTGTTGTTGAGCCATTCGGGGTATCATTGGTAGAAAAAGTAAAAGCGGCAACATTCGTAAACGGATATAGGGATTTTATGGATGCACCGTTACTGCTAACAATACAGTTTAAAGGCACAGATGAGAATGGAAAACAAATAACTGCCGAGGAAAAAAATTTTGAGAGAAAAATTCCAATACTTATTGTGAGAGTTGAGTTTGAGTTGGATCAAGCAGGAACAAAATATCAGTGTGTAGCAGTACCACATGGAGATTTGGGCCATGATGATAGATTTAAATTTCCTAAGACTCAAATAACAACCACTGTAAGCAGTGTAGGTGAATGGATAAAAGAGGTTACAAAACAACTAGACCAAGACCAAGACCTTGAAATAAGTGAGGGAGTGAGAACATATAAAGATCAATATGAATTTATAGTATCTAATGAAGTTGCAGACCAAGCCAAGTATGCTAAAACTTTAAGTTCAACCATGGCAGAATCTAATGCAAGTCTTTTTACAAAATTTTGGAACAGCTATGTAGCTGGGGAAAAAACTAAAATTGATACAGCACCTGTTATCAAACTAGCAGATGCACAAGTGGACGGACAAACAAGCCTGATAAAATATTTTGAAGATGCTATTAGAACAGGCGAAGGGTATTCTGCTATTGCAGATAGGTTTTGGCAGTATTGGCACATGCAAATGACAGGGTCTACTTCTAGCCCCACAACAGTTGGCCCGGCCAAAGATTCAGTAGATACTGGAAAAGTCTTAACAGATTTTTATAACAGTGATCAATTTACTGCAAAAGCAAAAGACAACCAGTGGATTCCTTGGTTTGAAATTAAAGTAAGTGTAGAAACTCCGAACCCCGAGTTAATTGACCCTGTACGAAAAGTAAGTCCAAAGAGAATAATATTTAAAGCAATACCAAAAAGGCTACACTGTTTGAAATTTTTTCCACCTGGCGTTAGTTTAGGATTTATGGATTGGTCAAAATGGGTTAGAAAAAAATACGATTATATATACACCGGTGATAATGTGGATATACAAAATTTAAGAATCGATTATAAGGTTGCTTACTATTTGAGAAACGTGAGACCATTTAAAGACGAGTATAAAGCAAAAGGAACGTATGACAAATTTGAAGAAAATCTTATAAAGGCATTTGGAAGTGGGGATTCTGATATTAGAATTGAACCAAGCAATATATCAGGGACAAGCTCAATGAACTCAAATTCAAATAAATCACAACAGTTCTATGATTACATAACAAATCCACAAGTGGATATGATTAAAATAGAATTAGAGATATTAGGAGATCCAGCATTTATTTGTCAGGATCAATTTATTAACATACACCAAGACAGATCAAAAAAAGCAAAAGGAATCGGTCCCGGAGTAATTAGTAAGACATACGGCAGTTTCAACTCAGAAAATTTTCAACCAATGATTGAGCTAAATTTTGTAAGACCGCCCGATGATATAAATGATGTTAAAGGAACATATGGTCATATGAAATTTACCGGAAATAAAAAAGATAATACCTATTCCGGAATATACCAAGTAACCAAAGTAGATTCAAAATTTAATCAAGGAGCATTCACACAGACGTTGTATTGTGTTAGATTAAATCAGCAACAAGGAGGCTCTATTGGCAAGATTGTAAATAGTATCATTAATAAAGATGTAACATCACAAGCTGAAAGTGTAAAGACAGAAGGGTGGAACCATATGGATGATTATTACAGCAAAACAGGCAATGAAGAAATCTATGGAATTGTTAAAAAAAATCCTAGGCTTTCCGAAGAGGCAAACAAATTAATGAATAATCTAGGTAAAAAAGACTTTATAACAGGCGGCATTAATAAATGGAAAAAGGATTAATTTAGATGGGTTATAAAATATCAAGCGGATTTGCAGACACAAGTGACAATCAAAAAGACTTTAATCAAAAAGGTATGCAAAAAGATTCAGGCCCGTTTATTGCAGTTGTTAAGAACACAGTGGATCCTCTTAGAATGGGAAGACTAGGAGTAGTAGTTCCTGAACTATCCAGAACAGATGGACACCAAATTAATGCAGAACAGGTAATATGGTGTCAGTACTTGTCACCGTTTTATGGTGCAAAGCCTTTCAAAGCAAACACAATGGACGGCGACGCAGGGCCACAACAACGGTCATATGGTATGTGGGCTATTCCACCTGATGTGGACACTAACGTATTAATAATATTTGCCAAAGGTGAAAAAGGACAAGAAAACGCATTTTGGTTAGGCTGTATACAAGAACCTTTAACAAATCAACAAGTACCTGGTATGGGGTCATCAGAAAACACATACAACAATACAAATTCTATTAGTGGCAGAGAACGAGGCATAGCCGCAAAATCCGGACAGAAAGTAAAAAATTACGGCACAAATTTTTTACCGGTAGAAGAAAAAAATAAAAAAGTATACGGACAAGGTGAATCAATCGAAGGTATATCTAATTGGAAGTACCCAGTTAATGATGTGTTAGCTGAACAACTGTTTGCAGAAGGATTAATTAAAGACGATATTAGAGGTACAACATCAACAAGTGCAAGAAGAGAAACACCCAGTCAAGTGTTTGGTTGGAATACACCAGGCGGAATAAGTCAAAACTCTCGAGAATTAAACATTGGTATAAACAATACACCTTTACAAGTAGACAGAGATCTTGGACATTGTTTTGTTTTAGATGACGGAGACGAAAAAGGTCAAAATAGACTTGCAAGAATTAGAACATCATCGGGACACCAATTGTTAATGCACGATACAGACGGTGTTGTGTATCTTGCAAATGGTTCAGGGAAAGCATATATAGAAATGTCCAAAGACGGAACAATAAGCATATTTTCCGCGGCAGGTATTAACATAAGATCTGGAGGTGACTTTAACCTACACTCAGACAGAGATATTAACTTCCATGCCAAGCAGAGAATTAGAATGGTTGCTGATATAAACATTGCCAACAGTGCACCACAATTATACAACATGGGTAAGTATGGAATTTTTAATGCTTCACAAGAGTCTGCAATACAAAGTTATGCCAAAGGTAGCATAATGTCACACGCTGACGGTTCACAACTGCACAGTGCTGGTGGACGTATGGATCTGAAAGGTAAAAGGATTGATTTAAACTCAGGAGGTAAATCTGCACCGTCATATGGTTGCAGTTGGTTAACACCCGAGCATGAGAACGTGGCAATTATTGTTACAGATGGCAAAGACATAGATGTAGAAAAACCAATCAAAGAAGGTGGTGATCCAAACACGCTAGATGTTAAAACAACAGTGTCGGACTTTGTGACACACGAGCCATACGCAAGACAAAGCAGTCAAGCACGTAAGAAAAAATATGTTAGCCAGATAATAGAAGAAATTAAAAAAAGTAATCCAGACATGTCGTCAGCAAAATTAAAAGAAATAAAAGAAACATTAATGGCAAACAAAACAGTAGCCGGAGTATCAGATCAGGTTAAAAAACTTGTGGCATTAAATGACGACGTAACCTTAAAAGTTGAACAAATAACCGGAATAGTCGATACAGCAAAAAATCTTGAAAATATAATCAAACAAGAAGCATTAGGATTTGTGCAAGGTATGTTATCAGGCAACATATCTGAAAGTGTGGCCCAAATAAAACAATATGCCACTATTGCAGAAAACTTCTTTTTAGGATCTAAAACTGGACCAGCCGGTATGTACAGAAATCCATCAGGAATATCCACAGCATTTAAAAGTGCAGGCGAATTCCTTACTAAATTAAAATTTTGGTAGAATAAATATTACAAATGGCATACAATTCAAATTCATCAAATAGTACAGGCGGCGGGTCAGTCACGTTCAAAGGTTTTTCATCTCGAGCAGAGCAGAAAAATTTTAAACTGTACGATTTTGAAGTAGCCAAACAGGATCTAATTAATAGATTGTCAGTGCGTAAGGGAGAACGTGTTGAAAATCCGGAGTTTGGAACAATAATTTACGATGCTATATTTGAACCGTTCACAGAAGCACTTAAACAAGCAATACTTGAAGATGTAACTGCAAACTTAAATGGTGATCCGCGTATATCAACCAATGAAATAACAGTTAGAGAAGCAGATAAAGGCATAGCAATAGAGGCTTCAATAACATATGTTCCGCTAAACATCACTGAAAAAATGTCATTTAACTTTGATGAAAACTCCCTGTTGCGCCTATCTTAAAGTACGCACTTAATATATCCTATAAATACCATTGTTAATATTAATAAAAAACAATGGCCACTACAGACAGACAAAATAGATTATTAGTTGCAGAGGATTGGAGAAAAATTTACCAATCTTTCCAACAAGCAGACTTTAAATCCTACGATTTTGAAACACTTCGTAGAACAATGGTCAATTACCTAAAGGAAAATTATCCGGACGATTTCAATGACTTTGTTGAAAGCTCTGAGTATGTGGCACTTTTAGATTTAATTGCCTACATAGCACAGGCACTATCATTCAGAGTTGATCTAAATGCTAGAGAAAACTTTTTAGAAACAGCAGAAAGAAGAAATTCAATTTTAAGATTAGCAAGACTGATCAACTACAATGCAAAAAGAAATCAACCAGCAACTGGGCTATTGAAAGTAAATGCAATATCCACAACACAAGATGTAAGAGATTCATCTGGAGCAAATGTTTCCAATCAAACAGTTATTTGGAATGATTCTGCAAATTCAAATTATAGAGAACAATTTACAGCAATACTGAATGCGGCCAATCAAACAGGACAGCTATTCGGAAATCCAAGAGAGTCAAACAAGATTGGAGGCATTGACACAGATGTCTATACATTAAGTTCGAATCAATCAGACTTGCCAATGTTTAACTTCACCTCAAGTGTAGGCGGAGTAAACAGAGATTTTGAAATAGTGCCGTCAACACTAGAAGACTCAGAATCTATATACGAATCGAGACCAATAGAAGGCACAGGACTTACCTATACATATAGATCAGACGGTTCCGGAGACAGTTCCAACAACACAGGATTTTTCTTTTTGTTTAAACAAGGAAAAATGCAACAAGAGACTTTCATAATTGACTCAGCAATCACAAATTATATTCAATCGTTGACTACTCCAAATATTAATAATAATGATGTTTGGTTGTATCAACTAGATCAATTTGGACAGATAACAAGAGAATGGACAAAGGTGCCATCATTATCAGGAAATAATGCAATTTATAATTCTTTAGCTAAATCAGAAAGAAACACTTATAATGTTGTTACAAAAGCTAATGACACAGTTGATTTAGTGTTTGGCGATGGAAACTTTTCTAATCTACCATTAGGGTCGTTCAAAATATATTATAGAACTAGTGATAATGCCAAGTATGCTATTCAACCAGCAGATATGCAAAATGTAATACTTGCAGTACCTTATGTGGATGCTAACGGTGGACAACAAACATTAAGCATAACATTAAGTTTACAAGCATCAGTTTACAACAGTGCCGCAACAGAATCAAACGCTTCGATTAAAGAAAAAGCCGGACAGGTTTATTATTCACAGAACAGAATGATTACTGCTGAAGACTATCAAGTTGTGCCTTTATCTGCATCACAAGAAATAGTTAAAGTTAAATCCACAAACAGATCTGCATCAGGCATTTCGAGAGCAAAAGAGATACTAGATCCAACAGGCGCTTATTCGAATGTAAGTGTGTTTGCTGAAGACGGAATATTATACAGAGAAGAATCGACACAAAAATTTACATTTACATTCAATAACAGAAGTAATATACAATCTACACTAGATGCAAAAGTAGAAGCAAAATTAAAAACAGCATATGCAAGACAGTTTTACTATTTGAAATATGGAACAAAAGATGTAAGCACACTATCAGCTTCATGGAATTCAACAACAACGTCAACAAACACCAACACTGGATATATTGAAGCCGGAGGTCCTTTGGTGCTAGGTGACTTTGCCACATCAAACTTAAAATATGCTAAACCAGGAGCATTGGTTAAATTCACATCACCGGACACAAGAAAATTTTTAAATGGTGTGCTAGTTACATCCACTACCGAAAACAGCCAAGATAGATCTTGGGCAAAAATTGGTGCTGTTGTTGGCGACGGTGCTAATGGCGGAATAGGAAATTTAGAGTCAGGGTTAGGTCCAGTAACATTAAACGATGTGTTACCAAACGGAGCAGTTATTGACTCCGTAATACCAAACTTTACAACAGCATTTTCAATAGAATTAGAAACAGACATTATTGACAGAATTGAAGCATTCGAAGAGTTTGGATTGAGATATGATTGGGATTCAGAAACTTGGAAAGTTATTACATCAACAAACCTAAGTGCAAGTAGCATATTCGGTCTAACAGATCAAGGATCTACAACAGGCACAAATGCAGATGCTAGTTGGTGGTTTAAGTTTACAAACGACGGAAACACTTACACAGTAACATACAGAAAATTAGATTACCTATTTGAATCTGAATCACAGAATAAATTTCATTTTGATGCACAAGAAAAAATTTACGATTATAAATTAGGGACAAGTGTTAAGGATACGATAAAAGTATTAAAAACAAACTCTCTTGTTTCTACAAGTAATTCAATTGGTTATCCAATAGTATGGCAGGTTGTGGACACAGTGACTGAAACAGACGGTTTTCAAGATAACAGAAAAGTAAAAGTAGGATTTTACGATAATGACGATGACGGCGTTGTAGACAATCCAGAAATATTTGATATCATTGTTGAACCAGATTTAAGTGTTACTACAAAATTTGTATTCCAAGAGAAGTACATATCATACAATAACATAGAAAGATTTAAACCTTGTTCATCATCAAAATTCATAGTATCAAAAAATGAAACAGACATTACTTTAAATTCATCAACATACACAGATGGACAGTTATTTTATTTTTATGACTCGGCAGAAGATGTTATTAAAAAATACAGTACAACAACAAACACATTATCAACGTCAACAGATTACCTAGCAAGAAGAGGAAGAAGCAGTATAAACTTCCAATACAAACACAATGCAGGACAAAGTACTAGAATTGATCCAAGTGTGTCTAACATTGTTGACATCTACATGCTAGAAAGAACTTATGATAATCTTTACAGGATATGGTTACAAGACGGCGGAGTATTGCCAACGCCATCGACATCAAATCAATTGAGAATAAACTATTCAGGTACGCTAAACCCATTAAAATCATTAGCAGATCAAATAATATATCATCCAGTAAAATACAAAATATTATTCGGCACAAACGCAGACGAAAATTTACAAGCCACTTTCAAAGTTGTAAAAAATTCAAAAACAAATGTAACAGATGCAGTTGTTAAAACAAGAGTTATTGCCGCAATCAATCAATTCTTTGCACTAGATAACTGGGATTTTGGTGATACTTTTTACTTTACAGAATTAGCCGCTTTCATACACAATGCACTAGCACCAGACGTGCTTACAGCAGTAATTGTACCCAACCAGTCAGGACAGGGGTTTGGGTCTCTGTTCCAAATCGATTCAGCATCAGACGAAATTTTCATCAGTGGGGCCACCGTTAATGATGTTTCAATTATTACAGCACTAGGAGCCAACCAATTGTCAGCTTCAGGTACTGTTGTAACAAACACATCAACATCCACAGCAAGTACCACAACAGGATCAGCAGTGTCAGGCTCTACTACAACAGGTTCCAGTTCATCAACTGGCAGTAGTGGGGCTGGATACTAATGGCAGACAGAGAAATCAACGCACTAACTAACAGCGAAGTTGTTAAGCAAGGTAAGAATGAATACAGAAGAACCGTACAACACTTGCCAGCATTTTATAGAACAGATGCCAATCAAAGATTTTTATCAAGTACACTAGATCCACTAGTACAAAAAGGATCGTTAGAAAGATTAGATGGCTTTGTGGGTAGACAAGACGCCAAAACAAGAAAAAACATAGACAGATATGTGTCAGCGACTTCTAGAGATAGAATGGCCTATCAGTTAGAGCCTGCTGTAACTTACACAGACAGAGACACAACATCATTGAACCCAGAAGATCAAGTCAAATTTACAGGAACATATGATGACTATATAAACCAAATTAAATTTTTAGGCGGTAATGTGGACAATCATGATAGACTGTCCAAAGAAACTGTATACTCCTGGAATCCAGCAATTGACTACGACAAATTAATTAATTACAGAGAATACTATTGGATGCCAAATGGACCTAGTGCGATATCATTAGATTCTGTGGGGCCTAACACAGTTGCAGAATACTCCGTAAAAAATTTAGCAACAGGTGCCTATAATTTTACACACAGAGAAAATGAAAATAATCCTATACTATCTTTATATAGGGGCAACACTTACAAATTTAATGTGGATGCAAAAGGACACCCGTTATGGATTATGACAGAACCATACAAAAACAAAGTTGGTGCAGACGGATCGACATCCACAATTTATTCCACAGGCGTAACAAATAACGGAACAGATTATGGAACAGTAACATTTACAGTACCAGCAACTGGGCCTTCGACGTTGTACTATCAATGTGGAAATCATGATGCTATGTATGGTATATTACAGATTAAAAATGTTACATCAACAGCAAAAATAAAACCTCAAGATGATATTGTGGGTGTAAAAAATTACAGTTTAAGAACATTAGATCTATCAAATGGAATGAAAATAAAATTTGATGACGGTATAGTTGACGCAGAATATAAAGGCAAACAGTACTATGTAGAAGGTGTTGGAGAGTCAATAACACTTACTAACATAGATGATTTAATTACTCCTGGACCATATGCTGAGGAGTCAACAATACTTTATGATTCGGTCGGTTACGATACAAGACCGTACGCTAAATCATCTTACACACCAAAAGACAAAGATTATATTATAATAAAGAGAGATTCACGTGATCAAAATGCTTGGTCAAGGTATAACAGATGGTTTCACAAATCTGTAATTGAAGAGACATCGAGAGTGAGTGGGTATACACCAGTATTAAATGAAGACGATAGGGCAAAAAGACCAATTATAGAATTTGATTCTGGACTAGAACTTTACAATCACGGAAAAGTTGCTAAAAAATCTATAACACTGTATGACACAGTAACAACAGATGCATTTTCAACAGTGGTTAAACAATCAGGTTACATCATTGACGGGTTGGCAGTAGTAGACGGCATGAGAATCGTTTTTGCTAACGACACAGATCCTTTAGTAAACGGAGTAATTTATGATGTTGCATTTGTTACAGCAGGAGACTCAACACAGGTTATAGCACTAACAAAAGCAACTGATGGAACACCCACAGCTGATGATTCGATTTTTGTAGAGTACGGAACAGCACACCAAGGAAAAACTTTATATTACAACACTACTACAAAACGTTGGGCAGAAGCACAACAAAAAACAACATTAAACCAACCACCGTTGTTTAATTTATTTGATGAAACATTGACATCATTAGATGATACTGTAAAATATCCAAGTTCAACATTCGCAGGAGCAAAAGTTTTTAGTTTTGCAACAAGCGACTCTGCTGTTACAGACACAGTGCTTGGAATGAAAGTCAAATACAGCACCATTAATAATGTAGGTAATATAGTATTTGATTCAGATTATACATCGGACTCTTTTACATACAAAATAGATAATGATTCGATTTCTAAAAGATTAGCGTCAGGACACTTACACTATACTAATTTAACAAGCAAACAAAATTATTTAGGACCATATGTTAAAAGAACAAGCCAAAGCAAACAGAGAGTAATTAGAACATTTACAGTAGACTCAACAGAAACACAACTATTTCCGATTGATTTTTATAAAAATTCTTCTTCGCTTACAGATTTAGAAATATCAGTAGCAGTTAACGGTGTAAGAAAAACAATTACAACAGACTACACACTAGCTAACGGAACAACCAACAGATACGTTAAATTTAATAAAAAATTAAAAGTAGATGATCAGATAAGAATAGCAGGGTATAGTTCTGCTAATAAAATTATAGACAAAGGCATATACGAAGTGCCAGATAGTTTGTCTACAAACTGTGAGAATGAGTCGCTGGGTACATTTACCTATGGACAAATAATGAATCATGTCCAAGATATATTTGATAAAAATCAAGACATAACAGGACAAATACCAGGAACATCTAATTTACGAGATAAGCCTGATGCAAGATTAACAGGTGGAACAATACTTCAACACGAAGGATCATTGTTGCCAGCAGTGTTTGGACTGATAGATCAAGAGTCAAATCTTATTTCTGCAATTGACTACGCAACTTTAGAATATGAAAAATGGTATAGTGCATTTTTAACACACTCAATAGGCACAGCATACGAAGGTGTTGCTAGAGACAGAGTCGACGAAATAATTGCTTCTATAACACAAGGAAGAACAAGTTCTTTCCCATTTTATTATGAGGATATGGTGGGTTGGGGAAATAATGTTTCAACTAGAACACACACAGTTGCAGGTGCATCACAAACCGAATACGCAATAGATTCACAATTTGATATAACAGCATTGAGCAACAGAGCAGTGTACATTTACCTAAACGATGAACTTTTAATATTAGGTGCTGATTATACATTCAGCAAAGTTGATGATAGTATTGATGTAACACGGACTCTTGCTGAAGGTGATAAAATTGTAATAAAAGATTACTCAGATACCAAAGGCAGTTACTTGCCACCATCACCATCTAAACTTGGAATGTATCCAACGTATAAACCAGAAATAATCTCAGACGACACGTACATAACAACAACGTCGATGATTAGAAGACACGATGGGTCATTCATAAAAGCATACGGTGATGAAAGAGATGATTTAATAATAGAGTTAGAAAGAAGAATCTACAATAATATTAAAACATCATATGATTCTTCAATGATAAAACTTGACGATGTGATGCCAAGCATCTTTACTGCAACAGATTACACACTTAATGAAATTAACGATGTAATGTCAACAGATTTTCATATTTGGGCAGGTCGTAACAATGTACAGTACATAAACAACACAACATTCTCCGAAGGTTCACCTTTTACATACAACTATGCAAACAGCACAGATAGAATTAAAAAAGAAAAATTGCCAGGATACTGGAGAGGAATATACAACTACTTCTATGACACAGATGCACCGCATGTAAGACCGTGGGAGATGTTAGGACATTCTGAAAAACCTAGCACGTGGGACGCAACATATGGCACTGCGCCATACACAGCTGGTAATGATGTATTATGGACGGCTATTGCAACAAAATCAGGCAGATACGGTAAGCCAGACATAAAAAATTATTTGCCGGTTGATGCATCGGGAAATTTATTAGATCCTATTGCGGCTGGACTAATAGATGTTTTAGCAATTCCAGGAAGAAGAGCTGGGTGGAAAGTAGGAGATCAATCACCTGCAGAAACGGCTTGGAGAAAATCACCAGCATATCCGTTTACAGTAATAAAAACATTAGCATTAACACAACCAGGCAGATTCTTTTCTAATATGTTTGATCCGTCTAGACAAACAACAAATATTGGTGGCAACCAGATAGACAAAGAAACTAAAGTTAGAAGAATATTTAAAACTGCAAAATATCATTTGCAAACATCGACAAACAATGCAAGTGGAGTAACAACAACATACCTAACAGCAGGTTATCAACCACTAGTGGTAAACTATCTAATATCAAAAAATATCAACACAGATACGTTCTACTACAAAAAAATGACAAATCTTAAAACACAACTAGCATACAAACTAGGTGGGTTTACAGATAAAGACAATTTAAAAATATTAACAGACTCGGTATCTCCAGGATCAGCATCTGGATCTAAATTTATTCCAGATGAGAACTACAAGATATTATTTAGAACATCAAACCCAGTACACTCTTTTAATTACTCTGGTGTGCTTATAGAAAAGAACACAGAAGTTTCTCGAGACGGATCAACAATACTAGGAGGGTTTAGAGTTTTAGGATACTCAACATCTAAACCATATTTCAAATTTAATTACCCTGTTAAAACTTCTATTGGAAACAAATTATCAGTGGAAGGTTCACAAGAAGTAGTAAGTTATAACGATTACAAAGAAACTGTACAAACAATACCATATGGATATGTGTTTGACACTGTGCAAGAAATTGCAGACTTTTTACTTGGTTACGGAACTTATTTAGAACAACAAGGATTTAAATTTAACAAATATTCAAATGAGATTAAAGAAACACTAAATTGGCAAAACGCAGTACGAGAGTTTTTATTCTGGACAACTCAAGAATGGGCACCAGGTTCAGCAATCACTGTTTCACCTGCCGCACAAGGATTTGAGATAGACACAGAAAATTCAATAGTAGGCAAACTACAAAATTTAGCCGGAGACTATTCATTGCTAGACGCAGGCGGAAGAAAAATTCCTATAAGACAAGTATCTACAAAAAGAATAGGCAAAACATTTGACTTAGAAATAAAAGATGAAAATACTGGCTTGTATAACATAGTGTTAAGCACTGTACAAAAAGAACATGTTCTTTTATTTGATAATAAAACTGTGTTCGCAGATATTATTCATGAGCCTACAACAGGATTTAGACAAGCAAGGTTAAAAGTAGTAGGATGGAAAACAGCAGGATGGAACGGAGATTATTATGCTCCGGGCTTTATGTTTGATTCTGCACAGGTAACATATTGGACTGCAAACACAGATTATAAAATAGGCGACAGCATAGAGTACCAAGGTAAATTTTATGTGGCAAAAGTAAATCACGGATCGGGCTCATTGTTTGACACTGCAAATTGGGTATTAAAATCTCAAAAACCAGCACCACAGCTAATTCCAAACTTTGATTACAAGATATCACAGTTCAATGATTTCTATGATTTAGAATCAAACAACTTTGACGAGTCGCAACAGAAACTAGCACAAAAACTAATAGGCTATCAATCAAGAGACTACTTGGACAACCTATTTGTTAATGATATTTCACAATACAAATTTTATCAAGGATATATCAGAGAAAAAGGAACACAAAACGCAATAGATAGATTGTTAAAAGCCAAATACGAAGGACAGGACATTTCACTTGATCTATATCCAGAGTGGATGTTAAAGACAGGAAATTTCGGAAATGTAGATTCGATTGAAAATATACAAATTCGCTTATTAGATGATGTAGTAACAGCAAATCCTAACAGTTTTGAATTGTTTGATACGTCAAACGAAACAGTAGAGTACGCAAGATCAGATGCAGTAGCAAAAGATAACATGTATTACAAACCAGTAGACTACACAGCTTCAACAACTTTTAGCAGATTAGATTATTCTAAAGAAGGCACTAGTAGAGACCATGCACAGGTTTATAAAACTGCAGGGTATCCTCAACTATCACAAGTACATCATACAGCATTCGATGTAATTGATTTACTAAAACTTGATATGGAAGCAGTTGAACCAGGACAATTAATATGGGTAGCAAACAAGTTAAACAATGATTGGGACGTGTTTAGGTTGACTAATCAACCATATAAAATATCTCAACTTAAAAGAATTAACGAAGCTACACAGCTAGAAATAACTTTTTCAGAACCTCATGGATTATCGGCAGGCACAACAACAAGCCGAGCAGACTATTTCGGTATAACAAATGCTAAAACTGAAAACTTAAACGGTGTGTATGAAGTATTTTCTGTGTTAGATCATAAAACTATTGTAATAGACTTTGCATTGAATACGCCGTTCTCAGAAAGTGTTTCAGACAACTCAACAGCAGACTCGTATGGAAATGTTTACAAGTTTATTTCAGTAAGATTACCATCTATTGACAATGTAAATGATATATTAAAATATAGCGACTATCAAGACAGAAATTCAGCAGTAGGATATACAGGTGATAGAGTTTTTACTGATGCTGACAGTTCAGGATTATGGCGTGTGTATGAAAAACAAGATCCGTACACAACATCAATTCAATTGTCTCCGGATACTTTAACAGCAGATCAACATTTTGGACAGCAGATTGTTGCTAGAAATGATGGTCGGACAGTAGTTGTATCATCACCAGGAAAAGCACAAGGAACTGTTAACTTCTTATTTAGAAGAGAAGCAACAGCCGGATCAACATTTGAAACACAGTCTACACTAACAACAACAGCAGGTAGTGATGTCACCACTAAATTAGGTGAATCATTATCGATGAGTACAGATGAAAACTTTGTTGTAGCCGGTGGCCCATATGCAAACTCATTAGGATCAGATGGTAGCACAGTATTTGCAGATGCAGGTCTAATTAAAATATTCCTTTGGAATCCAAGCACATTTAAGTATGGAACATTAACAACACTACTACCACCAACAGATGCGGCATCGCAGAATTTTGGGTGGGCACATAAAATTACGGAGTCGGGAGTCGACTCAGTTAGAAGCACAACACAAAAATATCTTTTTGTATCGGCACCAGGACACAGCACCAACAAAGGTAGAGTGTATGTGTACACTTGGGGAGTGGGAGCAGACGGTTCAACATACGATAGATGGACAAAAGATTACACACTAGAAGCACCAGCTGGCGGTAGCGGACAAAGATTTGGACATAGACTACAAGCTAACGATAACGGTGATGTACTAGCAGTTAGTTCATTAGCACCAGGTAATGCAGGCAAGGTAGAAATATTTGTAAGATCAGGATCAGACGGAAGTTCAGCAAATACATTTACACTTGCACAAACACTTACAGGTGTAACAGCAGATGGATCAACGGCAAACACTGCATTTGGTGACGCACTTGCAATGAGCAAAGATGGAAATACTTTAATAATAAGTGCACCTGGAGTTGATAAATCAGATCAAGCAGATGCTGGAGCAATATACTATTACAAATGGAATGCAGACGGGTCGACAAACACTTACACTTTACAGCAAACAATTAATGCACCGGATTTACAAGTTAACATGAAGTTTGGAACTACACTTGCAATAAATCCAGCAGGAACTCGAGTAGTAATAGGTGCCGAAAGTTTTGCAAGTCCACGACAAATGAATTTTGATATAGGCGGCACAACTTTTGATTTACAAGATACATCATTTATTGATTCTAACATACAGTCAGGTGGAGCATACACAGCCACTATGTATAATACAAAATTCATAGTTGATGATAGGTTAATGACTGATAACGTTACAGCAATGGATGATTTTGGCAGAGGCGTTTGTGCAATAGACAATGCAGTGTTTGTAGGAGCACCACAAGATGATGGAAATGTAACATCAGACGGAAGCACTAGAATTACAAATGATGGAACAGTTACCGTTTTTGATCTAACAGAAAACAACAAGTATGCATGGAAAGACATAGTAACTGAGGAAGCATTAATTGATATAAGCAAAGTGGGACAAGTATTTGAATTTGATAATAGATCAAAAGAAATCAGAGATCATTATGACTTGTATGATCCTATAAAAGGAAGAATACTAGGAATTGCAGACAGAGAAATTAATATCAAAACAACATGGGATCCTGCAATATATAATACAGGCGATAATGCCAATACAAAAACTCCATGGGGTGAAGAACATATTGGTGAAGTTTGGTGGGACTTATCTAAAGTGAAATGGATTTGGTACGAACAAGGATCACAAGAATACAAAGTTAATAATTGGGGTAAAACATTTCCTGGATCAAGTATAGACATTTATGAGTGGACAGAGTCTATTTTAACACCGACTGAATACAACATTCAATCTAACACATTAAGCGGCGGAACAGTGTTGGATGAAAGCAAATACACAGTACAACAACGATATAATTCAACACTAGATACGTTTGTTAATTACTACTACTATTGGGTAAAAGATGTAACAACTATACCAGCAAACAGTGTGGTTAAACGAAATAATTCTATATCATTTACAGCAAATCTAATTAGAGATCCAAAAAACTTTGGCCTAAAATATTATTCAATTACAGACACAAACAAATTTGTTCTTAACAATGTGTCTAATTTAACAAACGGTGATATAATTTTAAGTGTTGATATTAGATCAAACACATTTGAAGGTGATTCTCACTCTGTGTGGAAATTAGCAAGAGAAGGTGACCCAGATTATAGACCAAGTACACAAATAGAAGGACATTGGTGGGATTCACTAATAGGTCAAAACACAGCAGGAGACAAAGTGCCTGATCTTGATCTTCCACTAAACCAAAGATACGGAAACAATATACGTCCAAGACAAGGTTGGTATGTAAACAGATTTGAGGCACTAAAGGAAATTATTGATTATGCAAACACAGTGCTTAAAAAATATCAACTAGTTGGACAAATTAATTTAATAAATCTAGATTCAAAAGAACCAGAGCCAACTGCACAAAGTTTAGAGTGGGACGCAACTGTTGACACTTATGCAGAACTTACATATGTTAATACAGCAGATCTATCAGGGACTGTGAGATATTTGGTCCATGCAGATGAAACATCAAATAACTTTTGGGCAATATACACATGGGACGGAACAGTTTGGTCAAGAACTAAATTACAAACTTATAATACATCAAACTATTGGAGTTACACAGATTGGTATGGAACAGATCCTGCTATACACGAAATGGTTCACAGCGAAAATACTCCTATTGATAATCAAGTAACATATGAATATGAACTAGACGGATTAGATATTGTTCCTGGCAAACATGTTAAGGTTACAAATGCAGATACAGGTGGTTGGAAATTGTTTATGAAGACAATCACAGGTTGGATAAATGTAGGAACAGAAAACGGCACAGTTAGATTGTCAACAAAATTATACGATTACACTCAAGACGCTACAGGTTTTGCTGGCGAAGACACATTTGATGAAAACTTCTTTGACCAAGAACCAGCAAACGAAACAAGAATGATACTTACAGCATTGAGAGATGATCTGTTTATTGGCGATCTTGCAAAAGAATACAACACATTGTTCTTTACAGGATTGAGGAAAGTATTAGCAGAACAAACTTATGTGGACTGGGTGTTCAAAACATCTTTCATAAATGTTAAAAATTCTGTTAGAGAATTAGATCAACGAAAGAGTTATGAAACAGGTACAGACGGTTGGATTGAAAGTTACATAAACGAAGTAAAACCATTCAATACAAAATTAAGAGAATATAAATTAGGTTATACGGGAAATGATATACAAGACGGAATATTTACAGATTTTGATAATCCACCGTTGTATGATACAACAACCAAAAAAATTAGACCACTAGATGTCAATATAGATACAGCAAAATTAAATGAATACCCATATCAGATGTGGAACGACTACCACAAAAAATATGTTGCTTCAATAATAGTAACAAAAGCTGGATCGGGGTATGAAGTTGCTCCTGAAGTCACTGTATTAGGCGGAACGGTGGGCAGTACAGGACCATTCCAATTGCAAGGAACTAGCAACAGTGGTGCAACATCAGGCAGTTATGGATATTACTATCCAATGTTTACAAGTGAAGCCCAAGCAAAAATTTATGATTCACAAAACAGCGGAAGTGGTGCTGTACACAGTCATACGTTTGATGACTTTACAGGCACGTTCTATATGCCTACTGGATCAACGAATCATGCACAGACAACTAAATCAAACACATTTAAAATGTATGTTGCTCCTAACACAACACCAGCAAAAGCAACAGCAATAATTCAAGGCGGAAAAGTTACAAAAATAATACTGTCAGACACAGGTGCAAATTACACAACAACACCAACAGTAGCATTAACAGGCGGACTGAAAGCTGGAGGAACACCGACTGACACAGCTAAAGCATATGCAAATCTAAATAATGATCTTGTTAGAGATTTTGACACAACAATTAAATTTGATAGGGTATCAAGCACATCTAGAGTTAAAGATTGGAAAGCATCTACATACTTTGCATATGGAGATTTAATTAGATACAACAATCAACTGTACAAAGCAACAAGCGCCTTTACAGCAACTACAAAGTTTGACGATAATATTGGCAATGTATATAAAGTGTACGGTAACGAAACAGGACTAACAGCCGCAGACAGAACAAAAGGATTTTACACACCAGGCGCAGGCATGCCAGGCAACGAATTGTCACAAGTAATGACAGGTGTTGATTACGGTGGCACAATGGTTACAGGATTATTATTCTCACAAGAAGCAGGGTGGGACAAAGCAGGTTGGTATGATTTCCCATTTGATAATTATGGTGTATCTAGAGTAAAAGCATTTACGGCAGACGGTTCAACCACTGCTTATACTTTTGCTACTGCACCTGCAACAACAGAAGTATATCAAGTTTATATAACACACGGAGATAGCACAAGAAGAAAACTTTCAGATGTAATCAGAGGTGACGGTAATACAGTTACTTTTAATATTAGTGAAACAGCAGGTTCAAATGCATTGGTAGAGTTTATACCATTTGATGATGATCAAGTATTAACACCGACTGATGATAGAACATTAGACTCGATTGTTAAAGGTGGATTATTTACATCAGCACTTGGTCATGCACCAAGTGATATTTTATTAGAAGGTGATGATTTTATATCACCAGATACAAGTTACGCACCGGAAGAAACTGTTCCAGGACAAATGTTTGACACAGTGGACATTAAAGTTTACACGTCTCCAGAATCTGGAGTACCATTTATAAGTGAAAACAATTATATAGGTGATGGAACGACAACAACGTTTGCAATTGGAGATTATCCAGGAACACTTGGATCAGTGACTGTAAGTGTTGATGGTGTGGTTAAAAAACTTACAACTGACTATACAGTAAACATAACAAACAAAACAATTACATTTGGATCAGCACCAGCAGATTTAAGCAAAGTATCTACGAAAATGTTTGCAATCAGTGGAGAGAATTACAGAGTATTGGATCAATACACAGGGGATGGAAGCACAGTAACATACACAACTTCGACTAGTGATGATTTCTCATTTGATTCAACAGCATCTGAAATTTACATCACAATAGACGGTGTACCTACAACTGCTTTTACAACAAGCAGTGTTAGAAAAAGATTAGAAGTAACATTTAGTTCTGCTCCGGCGGCAGACGCATTCATACAAGTTGCAGGATTTGCCAAAACAGCAACCAGCACACGAAGTTATGCAAGTGTTAGAAATCAAGAAGTAACATATGCCAGTGGAACAAATAGGTACACATTAACATATCCGTCAGGATCAATTGGACCATTCTCAGGTTTAACGACAATTGAAGTTAACGGTAGAGTGTTAAGAGGACCGGACAACACTTACTATGTTGGTGACGGAAGCACATACACTTACGGGGTAGTATCAGGTCTAGGTGATGACTCAACCGTTGATCCTGCAAAAAATATTACAAATGCAAACCAAGTTCAGGTGTTTGTGAATGGTGTACAAAAATTACTCAACACAGACTACACAGTGGACATAGGAAATCAAAATGTTGACTTTGTTACAAGTCCAACATCGACAGACGTAATTTGTATTTCAACACTAGTTGACAATCATTACTATAACGAAGGTACAGATATCATATTAATTCCAAGTGCTATAACATCGCCATACTCGATCAGCAACGGTGATAAACTTTCAGTTACAACATTTAACAATGCACTTGGCATGAAACACAGAAGAGAAGTATTAGAGGGTAGAACAAACGGCATATTCAAATTGAGATTTGATCCACTAAATTCTACATACACTTATGTTTGGTTAAACGGAGAACAGCTAATACAAAACAGTGATTACACATTAAGTGGCAACACAGTAACAGTTTTTGGCAAAACAATAACATCATCGGACAGATTGGATATTATGTATTTTGCTTTAGAATCAGCGACAGGAGCCACAGGATTTAGAATTTTCAAAGATATGTTGAATAGAACATTCTACAAACGTATCAATAAAAATGCAACAACAGAATTAACACAAGATTTAATTGATGGATCTAGAACTATCACAGTAAAAGACGGAAGTATAATGCCTACACCAGATATATCAACCAATCAACCAGGTGTAATCTTTATAGACAAAGAAAGAATAGAATATTTTACCAAGACAACTAACGTATTAGGACAAATTAAACGTGGAACTCTTGGAACAGGAATTAAGGTACATGGATCAGGCGCCGAAGTGGTAGATGCGTCAGGTACTCAAACCATACCTTATGCGGACACAGTACACACCAACACCTTCACAGGTGACGGCAGTACAACAGTGTTTGCACTATCACAAACCCCAGCCTCTGCTAGTGAGTTAGACATATTCATTGGTGGCCAACGATTGTTGCTTACTAGCGAGGACGGATCAACTATTAACTACTCTGTGGACGGATCTAGCACAACAGTGACTTTAAGCACTGTACCGGCTGACGGAACACAGGTTAAAATCTTACACAAGAAAGGACAGGTTTGGTATAATGGCAAAGATGGTAATCCAGCGGATGGTAAAGGATTACAAGCGTCTACGACTCAACAGGCTAGATTCATAGCTGACGAGCCAACAAATGCACCTGAATAAATACACTAGATGACACAAGATACTAAACACACAGAACTAAAAGAAGAAAACAAAAAGCCCCAGGATAACACAGGTGTTATGATGACAGGGCATATTAAGATATTTGACCCTGAAACTGGCGAAGTAATAGTAGATAAAAGAAATGCTATCCACTACGAAAATATGTCTCAGGCATTAGCAAACTCATTAGCAAATAAATCAAACGGTTTTGTACACGAGTTAGCACTAGGAAACGGCGGAACATCTGTAGACACAACAGGAGTTATTACATACCTAACACCAAACAGCACAGGCACAAACGCCGCACTGTACAATCAAACATATTATAAAGTAATAGATGATAACTCTGCTACCAACAAAGATGTAACAAGAAACAAAATGGAAGTAAGACACACAGCAGGTAACAAGTACACTGACATTGTTGTTACTTGTACACTTGATTATGGTGAGCCAACAGGACAAGCGGCTTTTGACAACACAACAAATTTTAACGGTGATTATGTTTTTGACGAATTAGGATTAAAATCATGGGAAGGAACAGAGAACGGTGGTACAAACAAATTGTTAACACACGTTGTATTCCACCCAGTACAAAAATCTTTAAACAGATTAATCCAAATTGATTACACTTTGAGAATACAATCATTGACAACATTCACTGAAACTAGTTCTACAGCATTATCAACATCAAATACTGTAAGCGGAACAACTTCAGGAAGTAATACTGGATACTAATAAATGGCATACACAGTAAACAAAAGCAATAATGCGGCATCGCCAAATCAATACACAGTTCAGGACGGAGTTGTTAATTCTCAAACTGATCTAAGTTTTATTGGAAAAGGTTATGCAGGGTACGGTGAAAGTATTGCAGAAAACTTTTTACACCTATTAGAAAACTTTTCAAACACGTCAGCACCAACAAAACCAATTCAAGGACAACTATGGTGGGATAGTTCAAATTCAAAATTAAAAGTGTACAACGGTACTGCATTCCAAACAGCAGGTGGTAGTGCACCATATGAAGCAACAGCACCATCAGGATTATCGCAAGGTGACTTGTGGATTGATTCAGACACAGCTCAACTGTATCTTTACAACGGTGCAAGTTCAGTACTAGTAGGCCCTCCAGGTGCAACAGGAACAACAAACGGATTTACATACGACACTATTTTGGATTCTGCAGATGCAACCCAGAATATTACAAAATGGTTTAATGACGGGAACCTTATTGCAATCGTTTCAGAAGATACATTTACTCCAAAATCAGGAATCACAGGATTTGCAAGTATTAAAAAAGGTATAACTTTAACAACAGCAATAGCAGATACAAAATTTCAAGGCACAGCCACAGATGCAGATGCACTAGGAGGCGTAGCGGCGGCAAACTATTTGAGATCAAATGCCAACGATGCAACGTCAGGAACTTTATCAGTTGCTAATGATGGTGGTGTAATTGTTGGTGCAGACTCAGACTTAACTTTAACAGTTGATGCCAGCGGTGCAATTATTTCTAACACAGTTGCAAACACAGATATAACATTCAAAGTCAATGACGGTGGTACAACAACCACAGTAATGACAATAGATGGTGCAGATGCTAGAGTAGGTATTGGAACAGCAACGCCAACTGCAAAACTAGATGTCAATGGCGTAATCAAAGCAACATCAATCGAAACAGCAGTAGCAGGAAACGTTACAGGAAATGTAACTGGAAATGTAACAAGCACAGGTGCCAACACAATGGGCACATTAACAATAGCAGGTACACTAACAGGAAAAAATATTTTACCTGATGCAAATTTATCATATGATATAGGCTCAAACACTAAAAAATACAACACAGTATATGCAAAAGCAACATCGGCACAATACGCTGACTTGGCTGAGATATATGAATCCGACGACGAGTATGAAGTGGGCACAGTTGTTATATTTGGCGGCGAAAAAGAAATTACAGTTTCGAGTATGGGTGCAGATCCAAGAGTAGCAGGTGTTATCTCAGAAAATCCAGCATACTTAATGAATAACGAAGCAACAGGTCAAGCAGTAGCATTACAAGGAAAAGTACCATGTAAAGTAGTAGGACAGATTAACAAAGGTGATATGCTGGTTACACACTCACAACATCCGGGTGTGGCTAGAAAAGGTATAGATCCTAAAATGGGAACAGTAGTAGGAAAAGCACTAGAGGAATACAATTCAACTGATATAGGCACAATTAATATTGTGGCGGGAAGACAATAAATATAAACAAATGCCATACACAATAAACAAAACAGACGGAACAAATATAGCAGTAATCCAAGACGGTACTGTTAATAATACTACCAGTTTAACACTTTTTGGAAAAAGCTATTCTAACTTTGGTGAGTTATTAAACGAAAACCAAATTAAATTACTAGAAAATTCAGCATCAACATCTTCACCAGCGGCACCATTAAGAGGTGAACTATGGTTTGATACAACTACAGGACAATTAAAAGTTTACGATGGTTCAGCGTTTGAACCGGCAGGCGGAGCAAATTCATCTGCGTCACAACCAGTATCTCCAACAGCAGGTGATTTATGGCATGAAACAGGCACTGATCAAATCCATGTTTACACAGGTTCAGCATGGCAGTTAGTAGGACCAGTATACTCATCAGGACAGACACTTTCAGGTTGGAAAATTGAAACACTAGGCAGTGCAGGCGGAAATAAAGTTGTTTCTTCTATGTACGCAGGCAACACAAGAGTTGCAATACTTTCAAAAGAAACATTTACTCCGAGTGTAACACAAACAGGATTTGCTTCAATCAAAGCAGGATTAACATTAAACTCTACACTAGGTGCAGTGTTTGATGGTACTAACACACAGGCTACTTTTGTTGATGTGTCAACAACAACAAATACGTCAAGTTCAATAGTTGCAGGTGGAAACTTTATAAGAGCAGACGTGGCAGACACTATGGCAGGTGCATTAACAATTGATAACGATGCAGGATTAACAGTTGGTAACGCACAAGAGTTATCACTAACAGTTTCAAGCAACGATGTAACAGTTGCACAAACATCACAAGACAAAGATTTAAGTTTCACAGTAAATGACGGTGGAGTTACAAAAACACCTATCACATTAACAGGAGCCACAGGAGCAATAGGCTTAACAGGCAACGTTACTGTTACTGGTAACTTAACAATTACTGGCGAATTTGAAAATAGTTCAAGTGAGGTTAACATAGTAAACGATGCTTTCTTAAAACTAAACACAGGAAACGGTGAAGCAGATGCAGGAATTATTGTTGAAACAAATGATACGGATGATGCAAGAGTATTTTATGATGTATCAGAGAACAGATGGACAGCAGGTGAGAACCAAACTTATTCTAAATTAGTATTAGATTCAGATGCAACAGCAGACGGAAATGCAAACAAAAATTCAAAATTTTTAAGAACAACAGCGGCAGGATTGTTAACAGTAACAAACATGAATTTAGCGGCAGTTGGTACAGCAATAACAACCTCAATGACATCAAGCACTTCGGTTCCAACTATTGGACAAGTGTCAACTTACGGAAACCTATGGGGTGGTGCAACGAAATACGTTTCAACTAGCAATCCAACAGGTAGTGATGGTGTTGACGGAGATATTTGGTTTGTAAGGGAGGCGTAATCCTTTATGGTCGCAATAGTTAATAAATTTTCCTACACAGGTACAGTACAAGAAGTAACAGTTCCACCAGGAACTATTTCTATCGATGTATATCTATGGGGCGGCGCCGGAGGCGGTGGTGGACCAGATGATAATCCAGGTGGTCCAGGTACAGGTGGGCATTTCATGAAACACATAGGTTACACCGGAGCAGGTGCGGCCTCGATAGCAAGTAATATAGGAAACACTTTACAAGTCGCAGTAGGCGGCGGAGCAGGAGGTGGATCATCAGGAGGTGGAGCACCAGGTGGACACAACGGAAAAAGTTTAACAGATTATTCAGGCGGAACAGGCGGATCAGCAGGACCAAGACCATACTCAGGTGGTGGAGGTGGTGGCGGAGGAGCCACACTAGTAACACTTAACGGAACAGCAATACACATAGCCGGCGGTGGGTCAGGTGGAGGTGGTGCAGGTAATCACTCAGGATCAACATCGGGAATTAATACAAACTCAGCACACGGACAATCACCAAGTACACTAGGACAAAATGGTGGAGGCCACTCTGGAGACGGAGGTGGTGGTGGTGCTGGCGGCGGCGGATTTGTCGGCGGCAGTGGTGGAGCAGGTGGATCTGGAGACAACACAGGGCAAGGCGGACACTCAGGTTTAAGTTTGGTACAAACTGGAGGCACAGGTGTATTAGCATCAGGAGTAACACCAGGTGGTACAGGAGAAGCATACTATCACGGAGGATCAGTTGGAGGAAGTCCAGCAAGTACAGGATCAAACGGTTATGCAGTTGTTGTGATGAACGTCAGTGTACAAGCAAACACAAAAGTTTCAGGCACATGGAAAAGTGTTAACAACATGTTTACAAAAGCATCAGGCGTATGGAAACAGGTTACAGCAGGATACATTAAAGTAGGTGGAGCATGGAAAGCCATGTTTAACTCAGGAATTAATTTTATTTCAACAGCAAATGGCTTTGGTAACTCATCAGGGGCCAGTGGAGCATCAGGTGGATCAGGTGGCGGTGGTTGTTTCATAGCAGGTACAATGATATCTATGCATGACGGTTCATTGAAACCAGTAGAGCAAGTAGACATAGGCGATACAGTTTCGGTTGGTGGAAAAGTATTTGCAACAGGTAAATTCTTAATAGACAATTTGTATGATTACAACGGCATCCAAGTATCAGGAACACACATGGTTAAAGAAGATGGCGCATGGACGAGAGTTGAAGACAGTAGACTTGGCAAATCATTAGGTGATGACGAAGTAATAGTGTATGTGTTTGGTAACGAAAATAGAAGAATTATCATTAACAACACAGAGTTTACAGATTACTTTGAATTGAGTGAACAACAAGAACTAACCAACCACGGCGAACAATTTTTTAGTAATTGGCAAGATCATGATAGACAGATACATGATAAAAATGTTAATATACTAAATGCTTAATAAATCATATTACCACGGACAGCAAGGCGAATGCTTCCTAAAACTAGAAAAACATTTTGCAGAGATCAAACATGAATTTGATTCCCAACCCAACAAGATATTCTTAGATCCAGAAGACTTCTCAGACAGCGTAAGGGGACTTCCGGATGACTTCGATGACAAGTCTGGTGACTATGTGCATGGGCAGTGGAAAGCATTGGGAGTGCAATCAGGCGAACACGAAGGTCAATCATTTAACGATTATCCTATGCTGTATTCGATACTAAGAAAATTTCCGTACAAAACAAATGTAGCAATAATGACTGTAGGTCCTGAAACAAAAATTGGTAATCATACTGATGATGAGGGAGGGTGGAGATATCAGATGTGTTTAGACGATGGTGGAGGACCTGATAGTGGTATGTATGTGATGAATCCTGAAACTAAAAAGCAGGAACTGTACACTTGGAAAACAGGTGAAGCGTATGTATTCCAACCAGACATACAACTACACAACGGATTCAATAACAATCCAGGTGAGAGAACTACATTATTAATTGACTTTTACAAAGAATCACTATACACTAAAGAGAAGTTTGAAAAGTATTACCAACACTATTCAGAATGTTTTGAAGGACTAGAAAATCTAGTAGATGTATATGAATCAAGAAAACAAAAATAAGATTGCTATAATTGGTCATACCAAAGGTATAGGCAAAGCCATATCTGATCTGTACAGAAAAAAGAATTATCAAGTTGTAGGATTAAGCAGAAGCAACGGCTATGATTTAGCAACAAACCAAGAAGCAATAATTACAAAGATTGCAGATTGCGATCTAGTTGTAGTAAATGCATACGCAGGTACAGGACAATATCAATTGCTAAAAAGAATTTACAGTTCATTTCATCATCATTATAAAAAGATTGCAGTTATAACAAGCACATCCGGAACACCAGAAGGTAAAGATGAGGATAATTATGGTGCCGACTACAATGAGTACTGTTGGCACAAAGAACATTTGATTCAATATGTAAGTGATCTACAAGAAGATCTATTTACTAAACCTTTGTCAGTGTATGATATTTGTCCGGATGTTGTCGATACAGATATGATAAAAGGTATGTGGGAAAGTCTTCCTAAATTAAAAACAGACGAAGTAGCAGAAGCAGTGCGTTACTGTTTCGAATCAACATTTAACATTAACAGAATAGTGATACAAAAAAATGCAAGATAGATTATGGAATAGAGATACTGATTATGACACACTGGTTAAGTGGTGGACTGACTGGGAGTTTGGTGTGGTGCCAAAAGAGTGCCTACCACCGGACGGGATTATTGTGGAAGATGAGGGCAAACCTATATGTGCCGCAGGACTGTACATAGGTATAGGAACAACATTCTCTTTCATGGAGTGGGTTGTGGTTGATATGAAGGCAAAACCGATACAGACACACAAAGCATTGGTCCTGTGCATAGATAAAATAATGCAACTAGCAAAATCCAAGGGCATGAAACTGGTCTACACAGCAACAGGTGAACAAGCACTGCACAAACGATATCAAAAATACCACAAAATGGTGCTTACAGAGAGTAATGTTAAGACCTTTTTGCGTGATTTAGACGGATCTTACACCAAAGACTTAGAATGGATATCAGATGACGAGCAAATCGAAAAGCAACGATCTAAACAATAAATAAGCATAAGGAGTACATTTAAATGGCAACAAAAGAAGAAGTAGCAGACTATATCAACGATAATTTCGAGTCTATATGGACAGCAGAAGAGCAGGCAAAGATGGATCAAATGCTGACACCAGAATATGCAGAAATTTTAATTAAATTAGTAGGTGATGTCAGTTTCTTAACAGAAGTTAGAGACAACAAATCCAACTAGAATAAGATATGGCATATAAAATTAACAACACATTCGGAACCTTATTGGTTAGCCTAGCAGACGGAACAATTGATGTTGCGACTACTGACCTTACACTTATAGGAAAAGGCTATGCAGGTTTTGGTGAGAAACTAAACGAAAACCTTGTTAAACTTTTAGAAAACTTTAACAACACATCTGCTCCCAACAATAAAATTCAAGGTCAACTTTGGTTTGATCAGACAAACAAACAAATTAACGTTTACGACGGAACAAAATTTAAGCCAGTTGGATCAACAGCTAACTCGACAACCGCTCCGGCAAATGCCGTACTAGGCGACACATGGTTTGACACAAACAACAGACAGTTGTATGTTTATAATGGCACTGCTTGGACACTGATTGGACCAACAACAGTTGCAGGAACAGGACAAACAGTTTTTTCAACAGATTCTGTAGAGGACTCAACAGGAGTTAACAGATCAATCTTAAAAATGATTGCCAATGATGCTGTGGTAGGCATAGTATCCAACATAGCATTTATACCAAGCTCAACAGCCACTTCAGGAACTGCATTAGTAACAGCAGGCTTTAGCACAGTTGCACAAGGGTTAACATTATCAACAGCAGTAACATCAAATAAATTCAGAGGCACAGCTACAAACTCAGATTCACTGGGCGGAGTTGCCGCGGCAAACTATCTACGTTCAGATCAAAATGATTCAACAACAAGTTCTTTTAGTATTCTAAATGATACAGGTTTAATACTAGGTGCTGGTTCAGATATTACAATGAGTTTAGTGAGTGATAACTTAACTATTGCACAAACCACACAAGATAAAGATATTATTTTTACAGTAAATGATGGTGGAACAACGAAAGAAGCATTAAGAATTCAAGGGTCAACAGGAAGAATAGAACATTTAAGAGTTGGTGACATAACAGTTGAAGGTACAAACACTGTGTTGAACACAACAACACTATCTGTTGAAGATAACATTATAGAATTAAACAGAAACATATCTAACAATGCAGGTATGCCAAACTACTCAGGTTTAAAAGTAAACAGAGGCGAAGCATCAACAGTAACTGAGCAAGATTTATATTGGGTATGGGATGAAACATTCGCCGGCGATGCGGGCGGTGCCTGGACAGCATTTAAATCTGCATCAGACCAAGATTTATTTCCATCAGCGGCTACACTGGTAGATATAAGAGCAAACATAGTACACGCAACATCAACATCGGCACAATATGCTGACTTGGCAGAGAGATATGAAGCTGATTGTGAGACCGAAGTGGGCGATGTAGTGATGCTAGGCGGTCATGCAGAGATTACAAAATGCAACAAAGAGCTGTGCGATCAGGTTTTTGGTGTAGTAAGTGACAGTCCGGCGTTTTTAATGAATGCTCAAGCAGGAAACAATGACACACATCCTATGATAGCACTCAAAGGACGTGTAATGGTAAAATTAGTGGGCATAGGCAAAGCGGGTGACCGTTTAGTGAGTGCCGGAAATGGTGAAGCAAGGGTGGCAGAAATAGACGAATGTACCGCTTTTAACACCATAGGTAGGTTGATCAAACATAAATACAACGAAGAAACAACATTAACAGAATGTGTGATAGGAGTTAATTAACAAATGGCATATACAGCAGGCGCAACAATATTAGATGACGAATACAACGCATTCGTTAACAACAGTTCAAGTCCTTTCGGATACAATCACTTTGCAGGAACAGGGTCTGCACAGTACGGATTAGGACAATCAGCAATTTCAACAGTTTCAGCGGGTGGTACAGTAAATGCATCACAGTGGAACGCACTAATGACAGGAATCACTAACGTCGCAAATCACACTAACGATACAATGACTTCTAGATCAGCAGTTTCATCAGGTGACTCAGTAGCTATTTTGTCGGCGGTTGCCTCAGACTTGGCAACACTAGCGGCTTCGGTTGCAGGTGGTTCGACAAGTGCAACAGCACTTACAACTTCAAGTGCAAAACAAACTTCAGATTCAAGTTCAACGTGGACAGGCGCACACACAGTAGAACACTCAGTAACTTTTTCAGACGCAAACAAAATGAGACACTTTTTTAACGCAGGTGGAAAAATTAGAGTTGCAAAATCAAGAACAGGTAACGGCGCAACAGGCGGTGGAGCAACTACTAAAGACTCCAACTGGACTAACTTGTATGCGGCACTAGGTAACATTGACATAGCATCACAGGCTTCAACAAGATCAGGATCAGGCGAAACATTAACAACAAATGGTTTAGCAAATGGGTTCCATGATCTAGGCACAGGTTACACACACCTTATTAGATTAACAGAAGCAACATCACCATACACTGCTAACTACATCGACGTTCATGTTAAATTGAATGCATCAGTTGGTTCAGCTACGATAATGACTGTTAAGACGACAGCAAATGACGGTGCGGCAGATGACACTTACACAAGTGGTAACACTTCAAGTGTAGATGCAACTCCGGACAGAAATGGAACACACAGAGCCCAAATATTTGTTACAAGTGTAACAAATGCACAGGGTTTAAGTTCAGCGATTGTTGAAAGTTCAACTGCGGTTGTGTCTAACTCGACATCATAATAACTTAACCAAATAACTTTTAGTTGGTTGGCTTTTGGCCATAATTACTGTATACTTACGGTATGAATGCAGGCGAACTAAAACAAAAAGCAGATCTATCTTATGATATTTCAGTTGCAAAAAAGAACGCACTGGAAAGATCAGAATCGAGACAGATAATTGCACACAACGAGCATCTATTCAAAGCAGATGCCCAAACAATCTGTTTGGTAAAAACTTTAAGCGAACACAAGGACACATTTTTTGTGCTGGACACAAACAACAATCCTTGCGAGATTAAAGATCCAACGGAATTTCTTAACAAATTACTAGAGAGAAATCAAGAAACACTGAACGCCTACAGTCAGATACACGAAACTTTTAAAAGGAGATAGTATGTCTACAGGTGTGTTGTTGTATTGTTCAAATACCCCTACCTACGACTATCATCGAATTGCAGAACGTTGTGTTGAACTAATCAAAAAGAATCTCAAGTTAGAAATCACCATAGTAACAGATGCAGAAACTTTTAAAAAGTTTAAGCCCTTGGGAATGATCAATTACAAGTTGATAGAACCAGAACTGGGCAATAAAAGGAATAAAGAGCAGTGGAATCAACTAGAAAGATGTTACGCATATGAGCATTCTCCCTATGATACTACAATTCTTATGGACTGTGATTATTTTTGCTACACAGATAACTTATTAACCTACACAAACATTGATAATGATTTTCTAATACATGATAAAATTCATGACCTCACAGGCAAGGATGTATATAATTTCAGACAAGATTCAATAATACCTATGCTATGGGCAACAGTGATAGTGTTTAAAAAGACACATAGAGCAAAACGTATATTTGATATGGTCAAATATATCAAACAGCATTATCAATATTTTTGTAAACTTTATAGAATAAGTTTTCCTAACTTCAGAAATGATTATGCCTTTAGTATGGCAATGAACCAAGTCAACGGAAACACACAGCAAACATTTTTGCCTGGCAAGATACCCACATTGCCTGCACTTGCAAAAATACTTGAAGTAAAAGACACAGGTATTGTGTTTGAATATGATGACAAAATAAATGAAATAGAGAATCAAGATGTACATTTAATCAGCAAGGAGATATTCAATGTCTAAAGGATTTCTTTGGTTTGCACAGAACAATGATACAACAGATTATGTTAAATGTAGCATAGCACTTGCAAAATCTATCAAACAACACAACAAAGAAAATGCAATCTGTGTTGTAACAGATGAGAAAAGTAAATTTGAGAGTGAGTATGTGGATGTTGTTAAAGTTATGCACACAGACGAAAGTGCAGAACACAAAATTAAATGGGCAAATGAATATAAAGCATTTCAATTGTCTCCGTTTACACACACAATAAAATTAGAAAGTGATATGCTGTGGACAGCAAATACAGATTGGTGGTGGAATTATCTGTGGCAACACGATTTAGTTTTTGCTGTGGACTGTAAAGATTACAAAGACAATAATATTAAAAATATATCTTATAGAAAACTATTCATCAGAAATAATTTGCCCAACCTTTATAATGGTCTAAGTTATTTTCGAAGAAGCACACATGCACAAGAGTTCTTTAAACTATGCGAAGAAATAACATTAAACTGGAAAGAAGTAAAAGAAACAATGTTGGTTGCTTGTCATGATGAATACCCAAGCACAGATGTCGTGTATGCACTTGCATATAGAATAATGGACCCAACACAACAGCAATTGATCAATTATCCGTGGTTTAAATTTGTACACAACAAACCAGACATACAAGGTAGAACAACAGAATACTTGTCGCCATTTAAAATTAATGAAAAGATTATAGTTGGAAGCCAACGAATGCACAGAGTTTGGCACTACTTGGACAAAACTATACCGGAGGACCTAGATGCCAGGATTTTTTGAGGCAATGAAAAACCTAGAACCTATCAAAGAGAAGGTTCACACAGTGACCATAGCAGGTCAAAGTATGGTTGTAACACTGGAAAAGAAATTAGAAGTAATGCGTAATGGAGAAGATGCTTACAAATGGAAGTCAGCAACAGAGTTTGTTTTGAAACCAAAACCCAAAGTTGGCATTGTGTATCCGCAACTACGAAAAGCAGACAAAGGTTATAATTTTTATGACAACGATCCATATTATCCCAAAGACATAGTAGAGGAAGGCTTTGCATGGCAAATAGATACAGAATAAGTGATTTAGATTTTGTGTACATCAGCTACATGGAACCCAATAAAGAAGAGAATTGGGCTAACCTCAAGAACAAGGTACCATGGGCAAAACGTGTTGACGGTGTAAAAGGATTTGATTCAGCACACAAGGCCGCGGCAGAAACAGCAGAAACAGATTTCTTTATTAGTGTGGACGGTGATAATATTATTGATGAAACGTTCTTACTACAAACACTAGACTTTGAAAAAACAGATAGAAAAGCAGTACACAGATGGAGAGCAAAAAACAGTATCAACGGCCTTGTTTATGGCAATGGCGGTTTAGTTGGGTGGGACAAAGAAACTTGCCTCAACATGCACACACACGAAAACGCCAAAGACAAAAAAGCAGAGATAGATTTTTGTTGGACAGTAAAACATGAAAACCTGCACAACTGTTATTCCACAAGTGTGATAAACAGTGAACCTTTCCAAGCCTGGATAGCAGGATATAGGGAAGGTGTTAAAATGAGTTTGAACCAAGGCGAACACATCAAGCCAGAAGATTTTATGAAAACCATATGGGGACCAAATTTAAGAATTCTCAGCACGTGGATGACTGTGGGTGCTGACATACACAATGGCAAGTATGCCATGTTGGGTGCAAGAATGGGTTGCTATGCCACAACGATAGATACCAAAGAATGGATACAGGTCAGAGACTTAGACAAAATGGTAGACCTATATGAGAATGCTGTGATACCTAAAAAAATTGATGAGGATTTAAAACTGTATGGTGAGAGCATAAGACAGAGAATTGATTTACCCGTGGCAGAATTAGACGAGAGTCAAAGTAAATTTATGAAATTTATATATCCACCACACAAGAATACAGGAGTGCAAGATCGTGAGTACAAGTGATTATAAATCAGATGCATTAGAAGCCAGAGAAAAATTGGACAGCGTTTCGCCTACCATGTGTCTGGCCAAATGGAACCAAACATCTTTACACTTGCCCACAGGACTAACAAACAGTTGCTATCACCCGCCACTGCATCAGATAGATCCTACTAAACTTGCGGATAATCCTGCGGCACTGCACAACACCGCAGAGAAACTAGAACAAAGATCACAAATGCTCAAAGGCGTGCGACCCGAGGGTTGCTCATATTGCTGGAAGCTAGAGGACACTGGAGAAATGTCAGACAGACAGTACAGATCCGGTGAACCATGGGCCATGCAAGACTTTGAAACAATACGACAGAATCCAATGGACGAACGTTGGACACCCAGGTATGTGGAAGTTAATTTTAACAACGCTTGTAATTTCAAGTGTAGTTACTGTTCGCCGCAGTTTTCCACTGCTTGGGGCAAAGAAACGGACAGGTATGGGGCATATCCCACAACTACTCCGCACAATGCTCCTGAACACTTTCAGGGTAGAAGACGTCCAATACCCAACAGAGAAGAAAATCCTTATGTTACTGCTTTTTGGAAGTGGTGGCCTACTCTGTACAAGAACTTGAAACACTTCCGTATGACAGGCGGAGAACCTATGATGGATGTTAACACATACAAAGTATTCCAATACATAATGGACCACCCCAAAAAAGACCTACATCTAAACGTAACCAGCAATATGTGTCCTCCAGACAAAAAACTAAAAGCCAAGTATTACAACATGGCACAGAATATATGCATGGAAGAGAAAGTGGAACACATGATGCAGTTTGTTTCAGTGGATGCGTGGGGCAAACGAGCAGAGTATATACGTAATGGATTAGACTTTAACTATATGATGGACAATGTGGAAGAATTCTTAGAGCGTATTCCTGTGCGGAATTCAATAACGTTCATATGCACATACAACAATTTAAGCATAACAAGTATGGACAAGCTGTTAGAGAAGATACTGGAACTGCGTACCAAATACAGCACAACCTATCAGAGGGTATGGTTTGACGTACCGCTTTTAAGACAACCTGCATGGCAACAGATCACAATGCTACCAGAGTCATACCAAGACATACACAAGGACAACATTAAATACATGCAGGACAATTCCGGAGAGGATAACGGGCTACACATATTCAAAGACTTCGAAATTCAAAAAATGCAACGCAATCTAGCTTACTGGCAAAAAAACGCAGACGCAAGTAAGCAAAATAAAAAAGATTTTTACGCATTTTTTAACGAACACGATCGAAGACGTACTACTAGATTTTTAAACACATTTCCCGAGATGGAAGAATTTTGGGTGGAGTGCAAAAACGCAAATGAATGATTTAGAATATAAAAAACAAATACTGGATCCAAAGAGTGCAAGTTTCTGCGGAGCCAAATGGTATAATGCGACTATATGGTTAGGTAGTGGAATGACCACAAGTTGTCATCACCCACTTCCGCATAAGATAGATCTAGAAGCAATAAAAACAAATCCAAGTGCAATACACAACACAGTACAGAAGAAAGCAGAACGTAAACAAATGCAGTGCGGAGATAGACCCAAAGGCTGTGAGTACTGTTGGAAGATAGAAGATATTAACAGAGACAATATTAGTGATAGGGTTTACAAATCAAAGATATTTACAAATGAAGCATTAGACTATGCACACAAAACTGATCCTAACACAGACGTAAATCTTAAAACATTAGAAATAGCATTTGATAGGACTTGTAACTTTGCTTGTACATATTGTAATCCTGCATTTAGTTCTACATGGGCAAACAACATTAAAAGGCAAGGACCATACACAGACATGGTAACTGACGGACGTAATCACTTTACTCACAGTCATGAAAGTGCAGAGCCATACAAAAAAGATGAAACAAATCCTTACGTTGAAGCATTCTACAAATGGTGGGAAACAGACCTACACAAAAGTTTAGATGAATTAAGAATAACAGGCGGAGAACCTATGATGTCACCTAATTTATGGAGACTACTAGATTGGATAGAAACACAGGGAGACAAAATGAATCCCGATATGCGTATTGCAATTAACTCTAATTTGGGTGCAAAGCAGAGTATTATTGATAGATTTAAAACAAAACTTAAAGGATTTAAAAACTTTCATCTGTATACCAGCATGGAAGCAACACACAAACAAGGAGAATACATCAGAGACGGATTAGATTACGGCGAATGGTTCTCAAATTTCTTACATATGATGGTTGATAAAGTACCATCAGAGATTCACAATATGTGTACTATAAATGCATTGTGTTTAGAGTCGTTGCCCGAACTTTTAGAGAAGATAGTATGGTTCAAGAGTGCCAGTAAAGTTTATGGACCAAAGGTTAACTTCACATTGAATATATTACGGTTTCCGAGCTTCCAATCACCGCTTGTACTACCCGACGACCTAAGAAATAAATTTAAGGGTGACTTGGTAAAGTTTTTAAATAGTAATGAGAAACATTTAGAACACATGGAAGTAAATCAAACACAACGATTAATTGACTATCTAGATGTTGTTAAAACACCACACGCAGGTGCGGCCGAACAGAGTAAACTACAAAAAGACTTTAAAGCATTTTACAGTCAATACGACAAACGTTCAGGAAAAGACTTTGCAAAGACTTTTCCAATAATAGGAGAATGGTACAATGGCATATGAGTATGGGGCTAAAGAGCCTGAGAAACTAAAGATCAAAGACATGACTCCTAGAGAAAAAGAGTTGTTGATAGAAAGTGATAACTTTTGTATGTTACCATGGATGCACCTTCATGCATTTCCAGATGGTAGAGCATACCCTTGTTGTTTCGCACTAGATAAACTCCATGTTGGGAACGTAAACGAACAATCGATGGAAGAAGTATTCAATGGTCCTAAGATGAAGCAGATGCGTTTGAACATGTTAGCCAATAAGAAATCCAGAGAATGTGCAAAATGCTATGATCAAGAAGATTCAGGATTCTTTTCACTGCGTCTAAGTTCAAACAAACACTTTGGACACAACATAAGCATGACAGAGAACACAAAACCAGACGGCACAGCAGACTTTATAATAAAGTATTGGGATATACGTTTTTCAAACCTATGTAACATGGCTTGTAGAAGTTGCGGTACTTGGTTCAGTTCAAATTGGTATGAAGACCACAAGAAACTTACAGGAGCTCCACCTAATCATGCAAAGATTATGAAAGCAGGCAGAAGCGGCAATGACATATGGGATCAATTACTAGAACAGTTTGATCATGTGGAACAGTTTTACTTTGCAGGCGGTGAACCGATTATTATGGAAGAGCACTTAAGGATCTTAAAAGAATTAGACAAACGTAAAATGTATCATGTGAGATTGATTTACAACACAAACTTCAGTAAATCTCATTTTAAAGGCACAGATATATTTGAATTATGGAACAAATTTGATTCAGTATCAATTGGTGCAAGTTTAGATGCAGAAGGACCTAGAGCAGAACTTATGCGTAAAGGTACTGTATGGGAAGAAACAGTAGCAAACAGAAAACGAATGTTGGAAGTTTGTCCACAGGTAGACTTTTATATTTCTGCAACAGTTGGATTATCGAATTGCTTACACGTTTTAGACTTCCATAAAAGTTGGGTAGAAAAAGGATTTATTAAACCTCAAGACTTTAACTTTAATCTATTACAGTACCCGATGTGGCAACGTATGGATTTACTACCACAGAATGAAAAAGAAAAAGTTACTGCAAAATATAAAGAACATATAGAATGGTTAAAATCACAGGATCACTTAACAAGAGCATCTAAAGGATTCGAATCTGCACTAGACTGGATGAACAAAAAAGATATGACTCGTCATTTGCCAACGTTTGTGGGAGAAACAAGAAAGTACGATAAAATTAGAGATGAGAATTTTACTGATGTATTCCCCGAATGGAAAGAATTATTTGCACAGTATGAAAAGAATTAAGCCCAGCGAAGGTAACAAAACATTCTGTATGGCGCCATGGACGCACACATACCTTTCACCTCAAACAGAAAGACGTATGTGTTGTGCATCCAGAGAGCCTGCACAAAGTTTCAAGCAATACATAGACACAGGCAATGATGCTAAGGAATATAAACCACTAACACTGAAAGAACACTGGAATTCAGAGCATATGAAATCTGTTAGACTGCGTATGATGGCAGGGGAAGAACTACCAGAATGTCAAGTATGTGATCACAAACTGTTAAACACTGATGTATATAGATCATATTGGAATCAACTGTTCAAAGACAGGGTAGACGAAGCATACGACAGCACAGATGAGACCGGTGCGACCACAATGCAAACTATCAGTTTTGATTACAGATTCAACAACCTATGCAACTTTAAATGTAGAATGTGTGGCGACATGCTGAGTAGTAGTTGGGAAGCAGAATCTAGGAAGAACAAAACATGGACTAAAGAATCACAACCATGGATGGCGTCACCTTTAAGAGAACAGATCATAAAGTTTCAAGACACACAGGTCGTACAGGAGTTTGTTGAAGCAGTAGAAACAAAAACAATAAAAGAAATATATTGGTGCGGTGGTGAACCCCTAATGTGGGATATGCACTGGAAAGCCATGCAGAGGATAATAGAACTAGGATTTGCAAAAGAAGTGTATGTGAGATACAACACGAATCTAAGTCGAACATCATTCAAAGGAACCAAACTGTTTGACTTACTGCCACAGTTCCAGGACTGGCAGATATGTTCATCACTGGACGGTACAGGAGAAGTTGGAGAGTATATCAGGGACGGATTAAACTATGAACAGTGGTTACGCAACTTCAAAGAAGGAATGGCAGTTGCAAAGACAACCAGGGAGATGAGATTAGATTACACGATTACAATGCCCGGTTTACTAGAACTTAAAAACATGTTTGATTTAAGCAGAGAGCTAGACACAGAGATATTAACAAAAGTTATGTTTACTTTTAGCAATGATGAGATTCTAAGTCCACTAGCACTGCCTAAAGAACTGCTACACACACTTATTGACGAAGCACTAGCATACATGGAACCGCTTGCCTCACACAAACAGAGAGCATTAATCGACGTAATAAAGAACTTAAAAAATAGAGAAACCTTTATGCCAACCAAAAAAGGAAAACAGAGACAAGAAAGTATTGATAAGATTAGAAGACAGGATATAACAAAAATATTAAGCAGAGATGAAAGGGTACTAGACTGGTGGACAAGTATATAGATTCAAACATATGCCCATTACCGTGGAACCATTTAGAAGTTGATGTAAATGGCGGTGCGTCTCCTTGCTGTTTGTACAAGGGCAGTGTGCCTGGTGTGAAAGTGTACGAACAAAGTTTAAAGTCTATACAAGATACAGAATACATGGACAATCTTAGAACACAGTTTAGAAATGGTGAACGTCCAAAAGGATGTCAGAGCTGTTGGCAAGAAGAAGATGCAGGCAAAACATCTAAAAGGCAAAACTCAATTTATAAAATGCGTAGCAGTTTAACAGACTGGACACCTAATAGCGAGCCAACACTAAAGTTTATAGACTTTAAGCTGGGCAACGTGTGTAATTTGAAATGTAGAATATGTGGATCGTGGAGTTCTTCAAAATGGGCTCAGGAAGAAATAGATTATGAAACAGCCAAAGGTGGAGATAATCTTGTGGCAAGAAAACAACTGAAGGAAGGCGGATGGCCAAAACGTAACCCACAATTTTTTGAGGAGTTGCAGGAGGATCTAAAATATGTGGAGTACTTTGAATTCACAGGCGGTGAACCGTTCATGATCAAAGATCACTTTAAAATATTGATGCACTGTGTTGAAAAAGGGTATGCCAAGAATATAGACATACACTACAACACAAATGGCACACAGCTACCACCACAGGAAATATTTGACCTATGGAGTTGTTTCAAACATGTTGAAGTAGCGTTTAGTATTGATGATGTGGGCGAGCCTTTTGAATATCAGAGACATCCTGCTAAATGGCGAGAAGTAAATCAAAATCTGGTCAAGTTTAAAGAAATGAAAACTCCTAATATGGATTTTCAAATATGTTCGACAGTGAATATATTCAACGTATTCAATTGGGCCAAAATGGCATTGTGGGTAGCACAGTTTCAACCTAAGTTTTTTTATGTAAACACTTGCTTTGATCCAGATGTGTTTAATATTCAAACACTGCCACAACAGGTCAAAGACATAGTAGTGGATAGGTATGGTATGCTGACAGACTATCAACCCAGCATAAGATTTATGAATGCCGCTGACAGAGATACACCAGAGATAAGAGCAGAAAGAAAGAGAAGAATACTACAAACAGATGCATACAGGAAAGAAAATTTTGGAGATATGTTTCCACTTTTAAATAACATACTAAAGATATATGAGTAAAAATTTTATAGTAGGCGGTTGCAGTTTCACATACGGTTCAGAGCTGTCAGATGATGATAAAGGCAAAAAGCCTAGCGAAAAGTCATGGGCACATGAACTTTACAAACACAGTAAAGCTGAAGAGTGTGTTTGTGTTGCTAAACCAGGCACAGGCAATTCAGGCATAGCACGTAGAGTGTTCAACGCAGTAGCAAATCTTAAAGAAGTAGAAGGCGTTGTGGTAATGTGGAGTTTCAATTCACGATACGATTGGGCCATGCCCAGACACAGAGAACTAGAAGACACACGTTGGGCCACAATCTCTCCATGGGATACCTCAATGTCGAGCGATGAAAGACATCAAGCATTAACAGGGTCAGAAGGACAACAAGAAGAATGGAAACGAAGAGCAGACCTAATGGTAGAAACAGGAGTGAAACCTTTTGCCGAAGCCATATACAGATATGGTGCAAACGAATACCACGAAACTTATACAAGTTGGAAGAGCATAATTTGGTTACAGAACATTTTGGAAAAGAAGAAAATACCATTCATGTTCACACTGGCAGACAACAGTCTATTCTACAAAGAGTTTGAACAGCACAAGGATCAGGATCCTTTGATGACTGCACTGCATAATGAGATTGATTTTACCAAATGGTTTTCGTTTGGTGAAAGGATGATGGGATTTAACCAATGGGCAACACTCAATGATTATGAAAAAGGTACCACACATCCACTAGACAAAGCCCATAAAGATGCTACAATGTTAATGTTACCTACTTTTAAAAAACTAATAGGAGGAAAAGATGATTAATTGGATTAAATCGATTATTGCAAAAGTAAAACAAGAACTTGCATATCGTAAAAGACTAAAAGAATTAAAGAAAAAAGACCCGTTTATATACAAATAGGAAATGGACATACTTAATAAAGATAAACTCAAGGAGACACTTGAGAAATGGAAAGGACATCCTTCTATAACGGATCTGTTTGATCGTTTTGATAAACTTCAATCATACACTAAAAAGAAGTTAGAAAAAGAGCCAACGTTTGATCTAATAGAACTTGACACTATTGACTGTGCAGAAGACCCAGTGAGACCAGAGTTAACCCTAGAGTTTAGAAAGTCTTATGGCAGAAAGATATTTGGCATAAAAGACGAACAAGGAGAATTAGCGGCTATTATGTGTTTTGCATTCACAAATCAGATTCCAACAAGTGTGGAAGACATGGAAGCACTGAGCAAAGATGCATGTATGCAGTCAGTACACAGAGCAGGTGTACAGGGCAACATAGCAATAGCATACACAGTATGGGCAAAAAAGAAAGGTGGAGGAAAACACATGGTTAACGAAGTGTACAAAATGGTTAAACACTCGCCTCATATCAATAGATTAGTAACACTTTCTCCTCTTACCGAAATGGCAGAAAAATTTCACATTAAAAACGGAGCAAAAAAATTACAAGTAAATGAAACAACACAAAACTTTGAATATGACCTTGCGTTGGAAGATTGGGAAAAGGCATTGGACAAAGCAAAAGGATGGTTTAAAATAAAATGAAAAAGTTACTAATAGTTCTATTACTAATTTGTTCTAATGCAAATGCACTAGACTTAAAAAAATATTACAAAGAGGATCTTACAGAAGTAGATAAAGCAAACATTATTTTGTTTAATGTGATGCAAGGTATTGACATGTTGCAAACTTTAGAGATTGCCAATAATGACAAATACTACGAAACAAACAAGATACTAGGCAAACATCCTAGTGAGGCGGAAGTAGTGACTTACTTTATTGCGAGAGGACTAGTACACTATCAAGCAACTAGAATGATACCACAGAGATATAGAAACTTGTTTCATGGGTATAACGTAGTTTACAATTACAATGTGATAAGGGACAATCACCAACTAGGAATAAGGATAGATTTCTAATGAAAATCAATATAACTGACATAGGAGGCAGTGTCGTCAAGCAGGATCAAAGATACATAGTCAAGGACAACACACATCTTAAAAATCTTGTGGTCAGCTCAACCGAGTTGAATCCTGCAAAGAGCACCTCTGGGCATAAACATCCAGGACAAGAGGAAGTGTATTACTTCATCACTGGGACTGGTCGGATGGAGTTAGACGATAAAGAATTTGCCGTAGCCGCAGGTGATGTGGTACTGATCGAAGATGGTGTATTCCATCGTGTCCACGCAGGTCCGGACGGACTGTATTTTGTTTGTGCCTTTGACGGTAGGAGGGATCACTAGTGAAGATACTGA